TTTCAAACTTCAACAGTAATGAAAAAGGGTGAAAAATTTCTTGAAGAACAAATGGAAATCCTACCAGATTTATATAAAGCACTATTAGGTGAAGATGATAAAGGATTAGTATGGATGCCTCAAACAGTAAATTTACCCCAAAATGGAATGGTATTTGCAACTGCAGCTAAAGAATTTGGAGAAGAAGGTGCAGAAGTTAACCAAGACAACTATGAATGGTGTGGAGTTAAAGCTGTTGAAATAACAGAAGAAGAAAAAGAAAAATTCCCAATTCCTGGAAAAAAGGGTGAATTTTATGAGTGGAGAATGGATATGACTACTGAAAAAAG